GCAACATAGCACCAGTAAACATACACATGGATGTGGATGGAAAGTATATACCTGCGGACAAGGCACAGGTAGTGGCATGGTTAGCGGACAAGGTGAGGAAGAGGATCGAGGTCGAGGGCGAATTAAAACAATAAACTTATGAGAGTAAATCCTAATGAAATAAAGTTTTGCGAAAAACATAATATTGCCTACACTAATTATAATAATAGTAATAGAAGACGTTGTGTAGAATGCGTAAAGGAGTATAATAAATTATCACATAGGTTAGAGAAAAAACGCGAGATTGATAGGAATTATCAAGCAAAGAAAAGGCTGGATAATCCTGATGTCTTAAAACAAGCACAGGATAAATATAAGTTGTCAGATAAGTATAGAGATAGAATAATTTATTATAAATACAAATATAATGAAGGTAAATATTCTAATTTATATTGTGTAGAATGTAATAATAATAGAGTATATAATGATGATTATTGTAATGATTGTAGTAAATTATTACACATAAAAAACAATCATGGTTATATATCTGTATGTAAGCATTGTAATATAGAGTTTGGATTAGATGTAAAGATTAGTAATTATGGTAAAGTATTTCAGTTAAATAGATATTGTTCTGTTCAATGTAATAAGGATAGTAAAATTAATAATCAAATATTATACAAAACAACTGATGCATATAAGGAATTAAAAAGAGAAAGAAAAAGGAATGGAACTCACAAAAAAAGAGTTATTAAAAAAGGTAATAAATATCAGTTGATATATAGACGTATATTGTTTCAAAGATTTAATTATGTATGCCAAGGATGTAATGTTAAATGTGTTTACCCTAATGATATTAATTACAATGATGATAACTGTGCTACGATAGATCATATTAAACCTATTAGTAAAGGTGGTGATCATACTTATGTAAATACACAGCTGTTATGTAGAAAGTGTAATTCAATTAAGAGAGATAATGAAAAGTATTTTGAACACAAACAAAGAGCAAAGCAAATGGAATTACAGTTTGATTTAAACATGGTTAAGCATGGTACAGGTGAACAACTGGCATTGTTTGAACAAGGTCATGGAGCATGAGAGCAACAAGGCACAGAACAGGAGGAAGGTGCATGATGACGCCCTGGGGTCAAAACTTAGGAAAGCACAGGATAATCGTTGCGTCAAACTTATCTCGCATCAACGCATCCTCTAAAAGGGGGTTCAATTCAAAATCATAAACCATAAACAACATGGCACAAAAAAGCATAAAGACAAAACTACTCCAAGGCACCTTGGAGAAATCACGCGTTAAGACATTTACTCCCGGTGAAATCGGTGAGCCTATGTTCAACCTTGACGCAGGTGAGCAAAGAATCTACAATCGCATCCGTGAACACCTCCACCTTCACAAGGCTGGAAAGCAAGTTGATGAGATTTACCTTTCAATCGCAGCTCGGGCAATAGGTCATTTATTGCACAATGCCGAGATATTGAGCAAAGATGGTGCAGTTATGGTGCATCCTAACGGTGCAAGGCAGGTAAGTGCCGAATGGACTGCATTTAAGCAAGGTTTTGAGTTATTTCTTGAATTATCAAAGACTTTAGGACTTGATCCGAAGTCAAGGCTAACTTTAGAGTATTTCCAGGATGGAAGTGGTGATGAGGAGGATGAAATCGCTAAACTACTTAAAATGAACTAATAATGGAACAAGTTAAAGAAATTGCCATCTCCATCCTTGCCTCTGCCGTTGCTCTGGCACTTATTTCGGTGCCGGTGTATATAATGTGGAATTGGCTGATACCTAATATTTTTAATCTGCCATACATTGACTATGTTGAGGCATGGGGCTTGATGGCTTTTGCAGTTTTATTAAACAGTATTTTTGGCTTAACAGTAAAAAGTAAAAAAGATAAATGAATATATTATGCCATTTGTAAAAGTGATTTTAATAGATAATGAACCAGCCGCTTTTTGGACTAGCTTTGTTAAAAAGATATTTCAAAACACTACGAATAAATGCATTGTTATTCTTTTTAATGATGACACTTACTGGGAGGTAAAAGGTACTTTAGATGAAATCATTGAACTAATCAATAGTAAAAATATCCATGATTTTGTTCACAATAATTAATTTTAAGATTTTTAGTCTAACTGTAAAAAGTAAAAAAGATAAATGAAATTTATTGAGGATGTTGTTTCTGGAAAGTTATTGTTAGGCAATTACGCAAGGTTGGCAGTTGAACGGCATCTGAATGATTTAAAAAATAAACACTGGGAATATACTTACTCCGAGGCATACGCTAACAGGGCCTTTGGCTTTATCTCTGCCCTCCGGCATACTAAAGGAGAATTTGCTGGGCAAAGGTTTAATATACAACCTTTCCAGGAGTTTTTTATCAAGGTACTGTTTGGGTGGCAGAGAAAAGAAGGAGGTAGACGCTTCCGCAAGGCTTACCTTGAAATAGCAAGGAAGAATGGTAAAACAGAGTTAGCTGCTGCTATTGCCGTTTACTGTTTCCTCTGTGACAATGAAACGGGAGCGGAGGTTTATACGGCTGCTACTACCAGAGATCAGGCAAGGATAGCATTTGATACGGCAAAGGTGATGCTTAAATCATTAAAGGCTGATTCAAGAACATTTAACAAGTTAGTCAATGTTTTAAAGTATAATTGCAATGTACCTTCCACTAATTCCAAATTTGAGGCAGTTGCATCGGAGGCAGACACACTGGATGGTTTAAATCCGCATTATGCAGGTATCGACGAATACCATTCGCATAAAACAAGTGATGTTTTAGAGGTAATGGAGACAGGTATGGGTTCGCGGTCACAACCTTTACTATTAATTACTACCACTGCTGGATTTAATCGTGAATCACCATGTTATCAATTTCGCAAGGTAATGGTAGATATTTTGGAGAAAAGGAAAGTGGATAATAGCGTATTTCCTTTGCTGTTTTGCCTTGATGAAGGCGACGATTGGCAGGACAAAAAGAATTGGACAAAAAGCAATCCTAACTTAGGCGTTACTCCGTACATTAGTTACATGGATGACCAATTCCAAAAGGCATTGAACGAAGGAGCGGCAAAACAAATACAATTCATGACAAAGAATTTAAACGTATGGACAACTACTTCCAGTGTTTGGATTTCTAATAATTATATTGAACAAACAAGGCTAAAATTAGATGATGATTTACTTTATAATAAAAAATGCTTTGCTGGATTAGATTTAGCCTCTACGCGTGACATTGCAGCTTTAGTGCTTTGTTTCCCTGTGCAACAAGGACTTGATAAACCACATATAAAATCCTATTTCTTTTGTCCAGAGGATAACGTTAGGGAGCGATCACTATCCGATGGAGTGCCTTATGTGCAATGGGCGCAGGATGGAGATATTATTATGACTGAAGGGAATGTTACTGACTATGATTTTATAAAAGCTAAAGTAATTGAGTTAACTGCAAAATATAAAATAGAGTGTATAGCTTTTGATAGATGGAATGCGTCACAGTTAGTTATACAGCTCACAAATGATGGTGCAAACATGAAACCATTTGGACAAGGCTTTATTTCAATGTCTGCGCCAACAAAAGAAATAGAAAAGATGTTTTTATCTAATGACATTACTCATGATGGAAATCCAGTAATGGAATGGATGATGACAAATGTAATGCTTAGATTTGATCCGGCAGGAAACATAAAGATAGATAAAGCGAAGTCAACAGAAAAAGTAGATGGGCCTGTGGCGATGATTATGGCTTATGCGCAAATCATGGTAGAGGATAGACCAACTATCTACACATCCGGAGAACGCGAACAAGGATTATTAATGTTGTAATGTACCTAATTGAAAATCTAAAAATGTCAATTATGGAGATATTAATGAAAAAGCATGAGTACGCACAACAAGTTAGGCAGATTAATTGCACTAGTGGATATTTTCACAGATTTTACGAACTTGTGAGCGATTATCCAAGGCATGAAGATGCCTGGCAGAAATTGGAAGAAGAAAGAGGAGAATTAGGACTTGATGAGAAATATAGTACATACAATAGCTTTAGAAAAGCAAAGAAAAACTATATGGATATTAGGTTTGTTTAACGTGTTACTGTAAGTTGTAATTTTCATACTGATTTTGTTTATTTTTACCGCATGGCTATACTTAACTCCATGCGGTCTTTTTTTTCGTCGAAACGAGGTTCGATAGAAAATCCATCTACACCAATAAACGGTGACACATTAGGTGCATTGTTTCAGCGTGGCAGTGCCGCTGGTGTAGCGGTTGATGAATACGCAATTATAGGTCTTCCTGCTTTTTACAGAGCCACTCAAATACTTGGTGGTGTTATTGCCTCTATTCCTTTTGATATTATCGAGAAACAGGATAATGGAGGTATAAGAATTGCAAAGGATCACCCTAACTACAAAGTAGTATCAAGAGAGCCTTCGGAGTTATACACTTCGCATACGTTTTACAAAACAATGGTGCTACACTATTTAGCGCATGGTGCATTTTACGCAGCCATTAATAGGAATAGCATAACTACAAGAATAAATAGCCTTACTATTTTAAATCCTACCAAAATGGAGATAGGATATAATAGCAGGAATGAACTTGTATTTAAGAATAAAGAAAACAACAAGACATATAGAGGTGAGAATATCATCTATATACCTAATCTTGCATGGGATGGTGTTAAGGCGTTGTTAGTGCCAGACGTTCACCGTGACAATTTTGGGTTAGCATTAGCCAACAGAAATTATGGTGCTAACTTTTACAAAAATGGTGCGCATCTTAACGGTGTTTTAAAGCATCCTGGAAGATTAACAAATGAGGCATACGATAGACTAAAAAGTAGCTTTAACAGAGCATTTGGTGGAAGTCAAAACGCTGGAGGAACTGCTATTTTAGAAGAAGGAATGGATTTCCAAAAGGTAGGTTTAAATCCTTCCGATGCAGCATTTAACGAAACTAAGAAAGCTACTATTTCCGACATTGCAAGGATTACCGGTGTTCCTGGTGTTCTTTTAGAGGATATGGATAAAGCTACATTTGGCAACATGGAACAGTTGAGCCAAATGTTTGTGAATTATACAATTATGCCATTATGCGAAACAATAGAGGCAGAATTTAACAAGAAGATATTTTTTGAGGTTGAAAAGGAAAAGTTTACTACTCGATTTAATCTTGATGGATTGTTACGTGGTGATATAGCTGCGAGATCATCTTATTATACAACAATGCGTAATGTTTTAGCGATGTCACCAAACGAAATCCGGATAAAAGAAAATATGAATCCTTACGACGGTGGAGATAGCTATGAATTGCCTTTAGCATCTAACATAAAGATAGAGCCATCTAAGGAAGGAATGGCACATGAGAAAGAAGAAGAAGGGATTGATATAAACGACGATAGTAACGATACTAACGATTAAAATATATGGAAAAGAGAAGCATAAATTTTGAGTTAAGGGCTAAACCTGAAAGCCGTACTATTTTTGGTACTGCCACAGTGTTTAACTCTGCTTATGACATGGGTTGGTATGATGAGGAAATGTCGGCTGAAGCTTTAAAAGATTCTGATTTAAAAGATGTCGTAGCTCTTTTTAACCATGATATGAATATGGTTTTAGCAAGAACATCATCCGGAACATTAAAGCTAAATGTTACAGATTCTGCTATGGAATATGAATTTGAGGCACCAAACACTACTTTAGGTAATGATTTACTTGAAATGGTGAAACGTGGTGACGTGTATCAAAGTAGTTTTGCATTTACCGTAGAGGCTGAAGATTGGCAGGAAAGAATGGGTAGTAAACCTAAAAGAGTTATACGCTCAATTAAAAAAGTGTATGATGTTTCACCGGTAACTTATCCTGCTAATCCTGATACAATGGTAGCTAAAAGAAGCTACGACGCTACAAAGGAAATAGATAAAGATTTGCAAACAATAATTGATATTTCTGTTAGGTCAGAAATTAATATACAGAACGAGCTACGCAGGAATGCCCTGCATTTATTAAATTTAAAAACAAAATAATGAACTCTAAA